TGCCGACACTTCCCGCATATGGCATGCCGTATTCCACTGCTACATCGGTGATATACCCGTAATACGCGTCAAACGGAAACCCGCCAGTTGTTGTTTGTGCGGTGACGTGAATGTGAGCACCGGGCAATAGATCTGTAAACGGTGATGCAAACCCGTTTGGGTAGCGGAACGTCAATGACAGCCGAGAAGCCGTAAAATTGTCAATTTGGGCTTGACGGCCTGCCGTGACAGTTACGTTTTGCAGGTTGTCAATAACAGTGAACGTGGCACCGTCGTCGGCGCTGTATGCGGCCTCGAATTCCCACAGCATTAGCCGATACCCGCTACCCGAATCGGTACCGACCCGTTTTGCCTCATGTAGCGGCGCAACGCATCCACGACGGCGTTTGGATCTCCGCCGTGGACGTTGATTGTGACACCGCCCATAGCACCCATCTTGGACAGTGGCACCACAGCTTCCGGGCCTGCTTCACCGATGAGGGCTAGGGTGGGGCTGGTTACGATGCCGCCGTCAGCCATTTTGGGGATGTTCAACCCGCCGCCACCGCCGCGGGTTTCTTCGTCGCTGCCCATACGCCCGAACGAAATTGGATCTAACGATGGGATGTCCTTGCCGGGCTTGATGTAGTTGAGACCTTTGATGATGATGTTGGTGGCCTTGATCCAGGCATTTGCCACGAACTCAAAATAGGAGGCGACACCGTTTACGACCGATTTGATGATGTTGCGGAACGTCTCGAATTTCTTGTAGGCCGCGACTACGCCAACCACGAGCAGAGCAATTCCGGCGGCAATGGCGGTGAACGGGTTGAGGGCCATAGCAAAGTTCACGGCAGTGATGGCAATGGCGACAGCGCCGATGGCGGCAGCAATGCCCAGAAACAGGTTGGGGTTTTTTTGGGCCCAATCCGCAAACTTTTGCAGCACCGGGAGCGCCTTTTCCACGATTGGCAGCAAAGCTGCGCCGATGCTTTCCTTGGTCTCGTTCAGGGACACAGACAGGCGCTTGAAGCCGCCCTCGGCTGTGTTGGCTGCTTCTTGGGCTGCTCCGCCGAACGTGCCCCCGAGCGCGTAGAACACTTCGTCGAGTGTTGCGCCGCCCTTGATCATGTCCCGGAGGCTGGGGTCCAGTTTGGCAAGTGCGGCTGTGTTGCCGCCGTACGCTTTGGCTAGGGCGTTGGTGACGGTTTCTAGGGGCTTGCCTGTGGCTGCCGCAATGTCCATTGCGAGGGTGGCGGCTTTCTGGGCTTCCTCGACGTCGTATGTGACGCGGGACAGGCTGGCAAGTGCCGGGCGAAGCTCGTCGTCGGCGACACCGAGCAGACGGCCCTGTGTCCCGATCCAGTCCTCGACTGCGGCAATTTGGTCGTCTGTGGCCCCGGTGGAAATACCGAGTTGGCGGGCAAGTTCCTTTTGGGCTGCCGCGTCCTCAATGGCGCCCTTGGTGGCGTCCCCCAAAAGAACGGCAAGACCGCCCAGCGCGGCAGCTGCGGGGACCGCTGCCTTTTTGATAGCAAACTGGGCTTTCTTGCCTGCCCCTTCGAGCTGCTTGAATTCCTGTACAGCTTTGGAAATGCCTTTGCCGTCAAACTCGGAAACGATGGGGATTTGGATAGCCATTAGTTCAGCTCCCTGTTGACACGTTGCACGGCTTGCATGGCGGCATCGTTCATTTCGCGTTGTATGGCGCCCCGCTTGCGGTACACGGCAGGGCCGATGATGCGGGTCCGTCCGGGCTGCAATGACCCCAGATTGGTGCCGAGAGGGTTCGGGTCTTTGCGGCCTGCTGACTCAAACACGGCGGCGGCACGATCGGTTTGCTGAATCAGGATGACGGCAACAGCGTTGCGGCTCGCGTCCAGTTTCAGCTTGACACCTTTGGCGGCTTTGACGGGGTCGTACGGGAAGATTTTCTTGCCGTCTTGTGTCCAGGTGCGGGCCATACCGGACAGGGGCAACCCGACGTAGCCACGCTGTGCTTCCTCGATGGCGGGCTGAGCAATCCGAGTGGCGTCCTGCTGGAACTGCTTACGCAGGCCGGGTTCTAGCTTGTTGAGGGACCGAATAGCATCCTTGATCCCGGCGATCTCTATGTTGGCGGATGCTGTCATTTCTTGTTTTGGTCCTTGAGGATTTTTAGCACCGTGGCGAGGTCTGCCTCGTCGAACGGTATGTGTGGAGGCCAATACCCTGTCGCGACCAGCATGACAGCTAGTGCGAAACGGTAGGAGCCTCGTCCGTAGGGTTTTCGGGTTCCTGCCCCACGACCTCGATGTGCTGCATTTTGCGGATGTAGTCATCGAAGATTGGCGGGATGGTGACGCCGTGCACTTTGCAGGCTTCGTATGCCATGAACGCCAGGTCTTCAATGCCGACGCCTCCGGTGGCGAGGTCGGATGCTTTCCGCTTGTATTTGCGTTCCCACGCGACCAGCACAAACAGGTTGGTGCTGACCTCGTAGGCGTCACCGTCGATGGGTGTGACTCTGATGATCATGGGGTACCCCTTTCGGTTGGCTGGTTACGGGGTGACGTCCCGCACCCAGGTGCCGCCCTCCCAGCTGATCTGGAAGGTCTGCATCTCGCCCACAGTGTATGCGTACGGGACGACCGAGAGCATCGTGTTACTGATAGTGATTTCCGGATTGTCGGCTGCGACGGCGCCGGAGGCCTTCTTGAACACGATGGTGGTGGTGCCGTCCCCGACGATGTCGGCAAGGATGCCCTCAACCTCGGTTGCGCCGTACGACGCAAACAGGGTTGCGCTTCCGGACACGGACTGGAGACCCTTGTCCATCTTGTGGCCTGTGTCGCCGAATGCCGTGATTTCGAGCGGGTCGAAGCCCAGTTCGCACGAGAATTCGGTGCACTGATCTGCGAAGTCCGTGCCCCCGATGGTGAGGACTGCGGGACCGCCGAGAAATGTGGTGGTTGCCATTGGTTTTCCTTTGGTTAGTTGCGCCGTACTGCGACGGCAATTGTGAGGTCGTAGGTGGGAATTTCCTGCCCGCCGTAGGAGGCGTAGCCGGGGCTGCCGTTGGTCACGGCAATGTCTGACGCCATGATGGTGTCAACCTGGGTGATGAGCCAGTCGGTTGCGTCTTGGTTGCCGGGTGGCGGTGCCAGGATGCGGGCCCGTACACGAATGTCGCCGACGTTGTAGGTGAACGCATCCATTGTGGGCAGTTCGAGGAATACGGTCAGCGGGCGGGCGTTTCGGGGGTCTGTGACGACCTTGTAACCCAGCCCGGTCAGGTCAGCGGAAACGGCTGCGATGGCTTCGGCGAGGATGCCTGTTGCCGCCATTTACGCCACCTGTGCGCGTCCGCACCCCAACAGCTGCATGATTCGCCCGAGCGTTGCCGGGATGGGCAGGGAACCCATGCCGTCAAATGAGGCGAACGAGTCAACGGATCCGCGTTCCCGGTACAGGGTGGCGGCGTACATGATGGTGCCGAGCTTGACGTCAGCGGACGGGGACGTGTTTGTGGCGTCCGTGTAGCCCGCCTCCTTCCGCTTTCGGTAACACCATGCGTTCGCTGCCGCTGTGCACGTCGTGATGAACGCGGTGTCGTTCGCGGTAGCGGAGCTGATGCCCAGCCATGCGGTGACGTCCGCGTCAACCACCCAGGTGACGGTTGCCGTGTAGGTGAGGGTGCCGTCCAGTTCGTAATAGCCGTCGTCGTCCGTTTGCCCGGCGACCTCGTACAGCACTTGGTTGGGCCGTGGGTCGTCGTAATCAAACTGGAGGTAGCCATCGTCGTCTTTGCCTGTGTAGGCGTACGGTTCGACCGAGATGATGGCGGCGGTGGCGTTGAACTTGGCGCCCGCACCCGCAACGGTGACCGAATCACCGAGGCGGACGTTGTCGACGGACGTGAGGGTCTGAACGGCGCTGACGCCGTCCAGATGGATGCCGTGTGTGACCGTGTAGACAGCCATGACCGTTCAGACCCTCGGTGCCGTGTGACTCAGACGAACGCGGCCTTGCGGAACTTCGCCGACTCGATCATCAGCGTGGCGAGGTAGCCCCTGAACGCAATCGTGCGGGACAGGGAGCCGTCGTTGGCCTCGGCGCTGATGGCGCCCTTCTGCTGCTCGAAGATTTCGTAGCCGTCCGGCACACCGACGATGACGGTGTCGTTGGCGAAATTGGCGTCGACGACGACGGTGAGACCGAAGGCCGATGCCTGGGTGCCTGCCGGGTTCATGGCGCCGAAGGCGTTCATCGGGCCGACCTGCGGGAACAGCGGACGGTCGGACGAGTCGACCAGGAGGCCGAGGGCGCGCCACATGTTGGCGGAGAGGAACAGGTGCGACGGGAGGTACTTGGTTGCCGTGAGGATGGACTCGGCGGCGGTGTACATCCAGCGGGCCCACTCTGCGGGGTCGGTGATGCTTGCCACGGTGAAGTTCGTGGTCGTTGAGGCACCCGTGACCAGGTTGTCGGCTGCGACATCGTCGGTGGCCTGGGCGTAGGCGCGGGCCATGTCGTCGAGGATGAGCGACACGATTTCGGGCTGCGACCAGTCGATTGTCTCCTCGGACACCTTGACGTAGCCGCCGTAGACGCCCTTCGTCACCTGGTTCTCGGACACGACGAACGTGCCCGCGTCGAGTGCGACGTTTTCGCCGTTGCTTGCACCGATCGTGGTGTGCGTGGTGACCTCGGGACGGATGAACACCTTGCCGGACTGCGGCATGGCCTTCACGCCGATGGCGTCGATGACGGGGCGGATGCCACGCAGCGAGTTGTACACGGGCTGCACGATGGGCTTCGGCAGGACGCCGGGGGTGTCGGTCGTGACGACATCCGGGGCTGCGGCGTTCAGCTTGGAAGCGAACTCCTGCCACTCGGACCCACCGACAAGGAACTTTGAGATGTACTCGGCGGCGGACGGCATCACGAACTCGCGGCGGGCCGCGGCGTAGATGGGGGTGGTGGGGACG